CCTGTAGAACCAAATTCTCTTATAAATAATGGAAGTTGTGGAATATATGTTACTACAAAGGATGCTTACACATTAACAGATGGACCAACTATTTTCCTTGCAAACGATTTACAAAAAGTTTCCAAATTTTGCATTCAACAAGCTAATATTCCTGCTGTTGTTATGAAAGATATTACTGATAAAATTGAATACAATAATAAAATTAATGAAAGAATTGTTCAATTTGAGAGGGAACTTGAATTTGAAGAAACTAGGTTGGCTTCTAAACTATCGGGTAGTTCTAATGACACGTCAAAAGAAGCAAATAAACTTGCAAGTAAAAAAGACAAAAAAGGAAAATCTAAAATTGCTGGTAAAATGCTTGATAAAACCGGTGATAGAAAAATTTCTAAAATGAGAGATGATATAGAAACGCTTAAGACTATGGTTAAAAATGCTACCCTTGATGATATGTTTATTCCAAATAAACTTTCTCATTTAGACAAATGGGCAAAAGGACTTAATACTTCTGCAGCATTTACAAGTAATATTGATGATAGTATTATTATTTCTATTATGTTGCTTACAGATGTTGATGATAGTTGGAAGATTTTGTTACTACTTGGAATAGGGGTATTTACTCAACATAAAAGTAGTGATTATACAGAAATTATGAAAAAATTAGCTGACCAACAAAAATTATATTTAATTATTGCTGATAGTGATTACATTTATGGAACAAATTATCAGTTTTGTCATGGTTATTTAAGTAAAGATCTTGAACTTACACAAGAGAAAATTATTCAAGCATTAGGACGAATTGGGCGTAATAATATTCAACAAGAATATAGTGCTCGTTTTAGAGATGATGTTCACCTAAAAACATTATTTACTAGATTTGAATCAGAAAATAAACCTGAAGTTATTAATATGAATAAATTGTTTAACTCTAAAAATGTTGAATGGAATGGAGTTAAATATGAAGAATTACCAGAAGAAGAATTTGGTTCTTTTGAAGAGGAAGAGGAAGAAGAAAGCACTAACGGAGAAGAAGAATTTGGTTCTTTTGGAAGAGGAAGAGGAAGAGGAAGAAGAAAAATAAATTATAGCATTTTATATATTTTTTTACATAATATATAAAATTTAAATGCTTTTTTCTCTCATTTGTTCAATTAAATTATCTAGTCCCTTATAAAAATCAGTATTAATTGACCATCCCAATTTTTTTACTTTTTGATTACTTATATAATATCGTTTATCATTAAATGGGCGATCTTCAATATAAGTAATCCATTTATTGTAATTTTGTGTATTTTTTATTTTTTCAATTAATATGTGCGCTACTTGTGTAATAGTATATTCTTGATGGTCATCACTTCCAATATTATATATTTCTCCTATTTGACCTTTTTCTAAAACTAATTTTAATGCAGAACACACATCATTTACGTGTAAAAATGCTCTAATATTTGAACCATCACCTTGAATTGTAACAGGGTTATCTTTTAAAAGTTGTTGAATAAATATTGGTATTAATTTTTCAGGATACTGATTTTGACCATATACATTATTTCCACGTGTTATTATTATAGGCATTTTAAACGAATGATAATATGATTTCGCAATTAACTCTGCTGCTGCTTTTGTCGCCGCATATGGATTTGTTGGACATAATATAGAACCCTCGTGTTTTTTTTCCTCATTTTCTGTTATCATTGATTCTCCGTAAACTTCATCAGTTGAAATATGAATAAATCTTTCTATTTTTCCATATTTACGACAAGCTTCTAATAAAGTATGTGTTCCTACTACATTATCGTTTGTATATTGTAATGCATTATCAAATGAATTTTGAACATGTGATTGTGCCGCAAAATGAATTACATTATCTATCTTGTAAATTTCTAAAATATTTGATATTAAATCAAATGAACATAAATTTCCCTTAACTAAATGATAACGTTCTGAATTACGTATTTCTTCATTTACATTATTTTCTGAGGCACAATAGTACATTGCGTCTAAATTTATTATCTCTACTTCACGATTTTCATTGAAATAAAAATTTACAAAATTTGAACCAATAAAACCACAACCACCTGTTACTAAAAGTTTCATTTATTTTATGTTATGAAATAAAATAAAATAAAATAACGTAAATTATTTATAAAACTATTCGAATTGTTTTGCAAAATTTATAAATTTACTTCCATCTGCATTTCCTTCGTGATGATAACCATTTATTTCTTCCTTAATATATTCATAAGTATATTTTTTTCCTTCTGAAAATTTATCTATAAAATCAGTTAATGATAAATTTTCATCACCAACAAAATTAAATACTTCAAAACAATCAGGCATATTTTTTATAATAAAAATTGTGCGTATTGCCATTTCTTTTATATCTAACCATCGTTTTTTTGTTTTATTGCTTAAAATAAAATGTGGAATACTTTTATCTTCAAATTTCTTTTTTATAATAGATGGGAATCTTTCTTCTTGACAATTAGTACCGTAAGTATTGAGCAATCTAATTGCAGTTGTTCTTATACCATATGTATGAAAATATGATGAACATATATGTTCACACGCAATTTTTGATGCGCCATACATATTATATGATTTTAATGTATCCGTTTCACAAGATGAATCTGTTGCATGCCCATAAACTTCACAACTGCTAAAAAATATAAAATTTTTTATATTTTTCTTTCTTGCAAATTCTAATAATTTAAATGTATGTAGTATATTATTATTGATTGCGCTTTCTGGATTTTTAATACAATATTTTGAAGATGGTTCTCCCCCTGCATGTATTATAAAATCAATATTAACATTTATAGATTCTAACTCATAAAATTTTGTAACATTTTTGGGTATATTGTTTTCATTTTTATTTATTAAACAATAAATATCCCAATCAGTATTATTTAAAATTTCATTTATAATATTAGAACCAACAAAACCATTACCGCCTGTAATAAGTATTTTCATTTATAAATATATTTTATTATATTTATATTAATATTTTAATATATTCTCATAAAAGAATGTTTATAAATAATGATGTTGTTTAAAACTATTAGAAAAATATGGAGAAAATGTAAGAATTCATATTGATATAAAAAATGAAAATCATATATTTAATAACTTTTATAATAAATAATTATTATAATTATAATTATATATTATAAAATAATGTTAAAACAACTTATAAATAACGAAAAAACTGATAAAAATACATTACATTCTTATTTAGAAACATATGAAACCTTATTTAATTCAAAAAAATATACAACTATTAATTTATTAGAAATTGGAATTGCAGGAGGAGGAAGTATTAAATTATGGCACGATTATTTTTTAAATGCAACTATTTGTGGATTAGATATTATACAAATAAAATATCATTGGAATGAAATTAAAAATAATAATAGAATCAAATTAGGTTGTTTTAATGCATATGACAAAGATTTTTTTGATGGACAATTATTATCAAAAGATACAAAATTTGATATTATTATTGATGATGGTCCTCATACATTAGAAAGTATGATTTTTTTTGTACAAAATTATTCAAAAATATTGAATGAAGATGGAATTTTAATTGTTGAAGATGTTGCAGACATTGGATGGGTTGATATTCTTTCAAATTGTGTAGAAGAAAATATGAAAAAATATATTGAGGTATATGATTTGAGAAAAAATAAAAATAGATTTGATGATATATTATTTGTTATCAACCTTAATAAAAATATAAATTAATTATATAATGAACAAAAATATTTTGATATATACGCATATGCCAAAATTTAGTTTTAAAGATGGTGGAACTGTTGTTCAATATAATATAGCTAGAATATTAAGCAATTATAAACAAAACGTTAAAATATATTCAAGTAGTGGAGAAAAAATACCAAATTCAATATTCAGGAACTTTTATAATAATGATTTTCCAATAGATGATAATTGTGTTGTTATTTATTGTGAGGGAACTCCAGGCAATCCATTAAATGCTAAAAATGTTGTTCGTTGGATGCTAAGTGTATTAGGACAAAACGTCCCATATGATTATTTAAATACTTGGTCAAAAAATGAATTGGTTTATCATTTTAATTCAGAACCAAGATTTGAAAATGAACCAGAAAAAATTGGAACAATTTATAAATTGTTAAGTCCACTTTATCTAAATCCTTATATGAAACAAACAAATTTTCAGGAAAGACAAGGCATTTGCTTTTCAGTTAGAAAGGCATTTGTTACACACAAAAAAAAAATTTATGGTTGTCATCCAGAAGGTTCTTTTGAAATTCCTGCAGAAACTTCTCAAATGAAATATATTGAATATTTTAATAAATATAAATGGTTTATATCATATGATTCAAATACATTTTTAACCATGATGTCTGCAATATGTGGATGTATTTCAATTGTTTATAAAGTAGATGGTTTAACTAAAGAAGAATGGTTAAAAACTACTGCAGCTGCTGAATATTTGAAACATAATGGTTTAAATAATTTATATGGAATCGCATATGGAAGAGAAGATATGCAATATGCCTCAGATACTGTACATTTAGCAAAACAACAATGGGATAATATTATTGAATATTGTGAAGAAAAAACAGTTTTACCATTTATTGAAGATCTTAATAATTTTGAAAATATGCAAAATACTATTGAAAATAACTATAATATATAATTTAAAATTTAAAAATTAAAAATTATATAAATACTTTTTATATATGATTAAATTAACAGAAGAACAGAGACAAAAAGTTGATAAGGTTATTTTATTCACAAATGTAAGAGATGAAAAAAATATGAAAGAATGGGTTGCTCATCATTTATTGATTGGGTTTGATGAAATATATATTTATGATCATAAATCAATTGTTCCATTAAGTGGTCAGTTTGATAATTTTAACAAAGAATATGAAAAGGTATTTGTTAAAAGATGTGAATTAGATGGTCCAATAAAATGTTATTTAATACAAAAATCTGTAATAACAGCAAAGGTTACTAAGGCAGATTGGATGATATATTTAGATGCAGATGAATTTTTTGTTATAAATACAGATAAAATAAATAATGTTAAGGATTTATTGAAACTTTATACAAATGCGGATTTAGTCGCATTTAATTGGTTAATGTTTGGTTCAAATTTCCATATTAATGAACCAGACGGATTGATAATAGATAATTATACAAAATCACAATTAAAATTGTGCGACCATATTAAAAGTTTTTTAAGACCTAGTCAATTTTTAAAACCAAATCCACATAGATGTGATATAATAAATCCTTTTAGAATGTATCATGGAAGTAAACGTAGATTATGGAGTAATTCTGTTCTATTTGATAATCCAATAGAATATTATAAATCAATTGCTTTTATTGCACATTATTATGTTCAATCAAAAGAAACATATTTAAGACGAAAATTAACTTTACCAAGAGATGATAATGGAACAATCCGACCAAATAATCAAACTATAATGAATCAGACATTAACAGAAAATTATTCTATAGACAATGATTTAAATGATATTATAAATACAAGTGTCAGAGATAAATATTCAGAAAAAATTAAATTATATTTAAAATCTATTGGTGAATAATTCTAATAATCACTTGGCNCATAAACTCTATCTCCTTGAACTTCCGCATTATATTTATAACCTTCATCAATTAAAATTTGTTCTACTTCTTTTATATTTGTTCCATATCTTGCTAACCAAGGTCCATAATTTTCAATTACAATAACAGGTTTGCATTTTTTTATTGTTTCTATTCCTCCTAATAAAGCATATTTCTCATAACCCTCAATATCTAAATGAATTAAATCACAAACTTGTAAATTAAGGTCATCAATTAAAAATGTTGGAGTTAAACCAGAACTAATTACATGAGAACCACCGTGACGCAATGTTTCGTGTGCATTAAATAAATTAACACCTTCGTGTTTATTACCTAAACAAGCCTGAAACTTGAAAACATTTTTATTAGTTACATTTAAATTTAAACAAAAAAATGATAATGGTTCTGGTTCAAATGTATAAACGGTATCAAATATTTCAGCATATTTTTTAACATAAAACCCTACATTTCCTCCAGCTTGAACAACTACCTTTTTATTCTTTACAAATTTTGAAATATTAATAGGAACATCAGGAAACTCGTTCATTAATTTATAACAAGTGCTATCAGTATGAGCATATTCACTATTCACTTCTTGACTTCCATCTTTTTTTGGNCAATAAAATCCTTTATGTAATACTACATTATGAATATTATCAGTTAATGTATTTTGTCTTATAAGTGCATTTTGATATTTAAGTTCTAATATTCTTGTTTTTTCCTTAACTATATTAAAATAATTAATATATTCTTCAAGTTTTTTTGAATTTAAATTATTTGAATTAATATTCATTATGTATAAATTAAAACATTTTTATTTTTTTAATTTTACGAATAAACAACTTAAAAAAATATAACCATAATTTATATGAGTAAAAAAATATGGTATGCACCTAATCAAAAACAAGCATATGGAGATGCTGAAATTAAGGCAGTAGTTGATTGTTTAAACGATGGGTGGCTTGCAGGGTTTGGACCAAGAACGGTTGAATTTGAAAAAGTTGTATCATCTGCATTTAGCAAAAAGTTTGGTTTATTTGTGAATAGTGGGTCATCTGCAATTTTATTAGGGTTAAATGCATTGAATTTGCAACCAGGTGATGAAATTATTACACCTGCTTGCACATTCTCAACAACAATTGCTCCTATTATACAATGTGGATTAAAACCAGTATTTTGTGATGTAGAAGTAGGAACATATGTTCCTACGCCAGAACAAGTGTGTGCGAAAATTACTGATAAAACAAAAGTAATATTATTGCCTGATCTAATAGGTTCAAAACCAGATTGGGCTGAAATTAGAAAACGTGTTGGAGATATAATATTATTTGAAGATGCTGCTGATACTATTAGTTCAACTCCTGAAACGGATCTATCAATTACTAGTTTTTATTCTAGTCATTTGATTACTGCTTGTGGTTCTGGTGGAATGTTAATGGTTAATGATGATAAACTATTAAAACGTGCAACAATGTTTCGTGATTGGGGGCGCATTGGTGATAATTCTGAAGATGTTAAAACACGATTTGAATTCAGTATTGATGGTATACCATATGATTACAAATTTTTATATGGTGCTGTTGGATATAATATGAAATCATCTGAAGTGAATGCTGCATTTGGATTAGTTCAAATGTCAAGAATTGAAGAGATAAGAGAGAAAAGAAGAACAGTATTTAATAGATATTTGGAAAATTTGAAGGATATTGTAGATAATATTGTTCTTCCTGTAAACACTTTTAATAGCGATTGGTTAGCAATTCCTTTTATGACACCAAAACGTCTTGAACTATTAACATTTTTAGAAGAAAATAATATTCAAACTCGTGTATGCTTTGCAGGTAATGTAACAAGACATCCAGTATATCGTGAATATTTAGAAGAATTTCCAAATTCGGATCGCATTATGGCAGAAGGGTTTCTTTTAGGAGCACATCATGGAATGACAATAGAAGATGTTGATTATGTTTGTTCTAAAATAAAAGAATTTTTCAATAAAAATTAAAATAATAAGATTATGTTTAAATTACATTATTTAAAGATAATTACAAAGTATATAATATGTATAACGATTTAACGTTACGAGATGGTTCTCACGCAATTGCACACCAATTAACAGAAGAAATGATTATAGAACATTGTAAATTTTGTGAAGATGCAGGAATAGATACACTTGAGATCGGTCACGGAAATGGATTGGGCGCGTCTTCTATACTTATTGGGGAATCATTGTTATCAGATGTTGTTATGATTAAAATTGCAAAAAAATATTTAAAAAAAACAAAGTTATCTGTTCATATTATTCCTGGTCTTGCAACAATTTCACGCGATATTGATTCTGCAATTGAATTAGGAGTTGATATATTCAGGATTGCAAGTCATTGTACAGAAGCATCTTTAACAAAAACTCACATAGAATATTTGCGGTCTAAAAATAAAACTGTATATGGAGTTTTAATGATGAGTGCAAGTTGTTCTATTGATATTCTTTATGAAGAAGCAAGTAAAATGAAATCATATGGCGCAATGGCTATAATAATTATGGACTCGTCTGGGTCTTATCTACCTAAGGATGTTACTGAAAGGATAAATACTTTAAAAAATTTAGATATTCCAATCGGGTTTCACGGTCATAATAATTTATATTTGGCGGTAGCAAATTCACTTGCTGCAATAGAAAGTGGAGCAAAAATAATAGATGTTACTGTTCGTGGATTTGGTGCTGGACCAGGAAATACCCCATTAGAGATTATGATTTTTTTACACGAGGATAAATTAATTGATAAAAATAAAGTTTTAGAATATTGTGATAATTTTAAGATGCAAACTCCTTTGTGTAAACCAATTAATATATTAACATCAAAATATAAATTATTTGGTGGATTTGAAAAACATATATTAAAGGCTTGTGAAAAATACAACATTTCTTATATAACTCTCATTGAGGAAATAAGTAAACATTCTTTAACTGCTGGACAAGAAGATTTTATATATGTTATAGCAGAGACCTTGAAATAATTTCGGATTTATTAGATAAATTTTCACGCATTATATTTTTTATAGTATTATAATCCAATAATGGAGATAATTCTTCTAATGGTGGTGCAAATATAGTATTATTTTCATAATTAACAACACCTTTTACCTTTGGAACAAATTCTTGTAAAGGTGGCATAAAAATTTCACATATTGATGGAGATTTATTGTCCATAAATTTTTGAAAATTTTCATTGAAATCATGCCAATTCTTTATTTGATATTTATTATAACCGAATGCATCTGCTAACTTCATATAATCTGGTAAAACAATCCCTGTATTTGAATCTACTGCAGTAAAATTACCCTTAAATAACATTTTTTGTGTATGTTTTATCATTAAATAACCATCATTATTAAAAATTACAATTTTTATGTTTAATTTGTGTTGTATAATTGTTTGAAGTTCTTGTAAATTCATCATCATACCACCATCACAATTTAAACAAAGGACCTCCTTTTCTGGACTTGAAAATGCTGCACCTATTGCAGCTGGAAGACCATATCCCATTTCTCCTAATCCATAAGATGAAAACATTATATTATTTTTTTTAAGACGAATTGCTTGATGACCAGATAACAATGCAGTCCCCATATCAGTTACAATTATTTGATCTTCTTTTAAATTATCTGATATTTTATCAATCATTTTATATGAATTTGGAAAAATATCATCATTATGACATTGTTCAATAAAAGGAAATTGTGATGACAATTCTTTACATTCATTTAACCACTCTTCATTAGTATATTTAACATTTATTTGTTTTAGAAATTCATTACAATCTGTATTAATAAATAAGTCTACAAAACTTTTATGTTCTGTTTTATCAACATCCACCATAATAATTGAGGCATTTCTAGCAAATTCTTTAAAATCATAACCTGTTTGAGGTAATGTCAATCTACTTCCTAAAACTATTAGTAAATCACATTTTTGTATAATGAAGTTGGCGCATCTTTGTCCATATATACCGGGTCTACCAAAATATAATGGGTTCTCATCTTCTAATATATCAATGCCAGACCACGTTAATAAAACAGGTATTTGAATACCATTTAATCTTTCATTGAATAGTTCAACTGATTTTGATAATTTAACACCATTTCCTGCTAAGAATACTGGTTTTTTTGAATTTTTAAGCAGCTCTTCAAAATTTGATATTCCATTATTTATAATTTTTGGTTTATAATCATTCCATAAACGAAAATCAATATCTTTTGCTTGAATGTCAAAAGGTATATCTAATAATACAGGCCCTTTTCTACCATCAATTGCAATAGAATATGACTTTTCTAATTCATCTTGAATTGTATTAAAATCTAAAATTGTTTTTGCATATTTTGTAGTTTTTGAAACCATAAAAGGAAAATCTAGACCTTGTGTTCCATACATTCTATTTTCATTATGTTCTATAACATAATTTGAAGATTCTTGTCCTGAAATTATAATTGCTGGAGTTGAATCTGCCCACAAACTAACTATTCCCGTAACAGAATTCGTCGCCCCACCTCCAGCAGTTACAAGAGCTACTGCGATTTTCCCACTAGCTTTAAAATAAGCTCCTGCTGCAATAACGGCACATTGTTCATTATGAACATTTATTATTCTAATATTATTTTTATTAAATGAGTCATATATATGTGCATTTGCCGAACCAATAATTCCAAAAACAGTATTTATTTTGTTCTTAATTAAAAAAGAGCTTATAATATCACTTACCTTCATATAAATATTTATTAATCTAAAATATTTATATAGTTTTTATTTAATTATATATATGTTTTAATGCATGAACAGCGGCGCAATTTATAATATCTAAATTTCCAGAATATTTTGATAAATAATGACCTGAACTTTTTATAGTAATATGAAACATTAATAATTTATTATTCAAAAATAATGGGGGTTTTATTTTGTAATTTTTTATATAACCTTTTATTATATTTGTAAAATCTTCAATATCATCAAATGTTGAATCTATTGTATCATTTTTTGTTTTTATAAATATTGTTGTTTGCATTGTTGTATTAATATTTGGGTTAACATTCAAAATTACTTTACATTTTGGTATTTTAATAAGTTGATATATTGCATTTTCTGTCGTTTCAATATATTTATCTATATTAATGCGTGTAGCCATACCAGCACTTTCTGAATTAATTTGTGTCACAATTTCTGCATACAAAATATCATTATTTAGTTTATTTTTTATATAATTCAATAATGGAATTGATGCTTGTCCACCACAAGTTACCATATTAATATTTGAACTTGTTGGTAAATTAATTGTTGGAATATAAAAATCCCCAATATTTGATGGCGTTAAATCAATTATTTTAATATTTTGTTCATAAAAAACCTTTGAATTTATAACAGCTGAATATGCATCTGTGCAATCAAATACAACATCACAACATTTTGGATTTAAAATAAAATAATCTATACTCTTATCACTATAATTTATATTATCTGGTAATATTTTTGTACTTGGTCTTCTACCAACAAATGCTACTATTTCAACAAAAGATAAATTTTTTATTTTATACAATAAATCAAACCCAATTTGTCCTGTTCCGATTATTGCAACTTTTAACATTATAAATATATATATATATAAATTATATTTAACTATATAATCTTAATTAAAAATAATTTTATGTAACTCTTTTTATTTTTGAAAATGGTAACAACCTACCACTAAATAATCTTCCATAAAATAAATCATTTGTAAAAAATATATTATGTCCTTTGTTATAAAATTCATTGCCAATTTTTAAAAAACAATCCTTTGTTTGAAACCAATCTGTCATATTAATTTCATAATTATTTATAACATCACTTTGGTTTGTCATGTTTTCAATATTTGGTTCAACAGCATTTATAAATTTATTGATTGCTTCCTTTTTTATACTAAATAAATACGATTGATAATGATGTCTTACTTGTGTGGAATCATTATAACCATAAAGTTCAACATTCATTTTTGATGTTAAATTGTAAAAATGATGTATTGGTTTATGAATTGTATATGAATCATTCGTAAAAATTATAAAATTATAAGTTGCCCAATCATTATTTTTTAAAATATGTAACCATTTCCCAAAATCAATAGTTGGTGAATTTTCTAATTCAACATATTTTATATTCCTTTTTTCACATAATGCAGCAACTTGACCATTGTATGGAAGTTCTGATGAATTAATAATGATTATGTCATTGCAATTATAATCTATTATATTTACATTATTTATCAGCGTTGCAAGTTTCGTAGGAGTATGAACGTGTGCCGCAATAATAGTAAGATATTTATGATTATTTATTGAAGGACGATACATATTTCTTTTTTTTATATTTCTGTAATAATTTACAACTCTTTGTATTGCTCTTTCACGCTTTAAATTATTTAATTCTTCTTCCGCTTTTTTACTATCAAATGTATTTAACATAATATAGTATATTATATTATAAATATTATTTTTACATCTTTTTATTCATTTGTATCAAAATATCTCTCACTGATTCTTTAATAGGTTTTACATTTGGCTCAAGACTTTCTAAAATCTTTGTTTCCAAGAAGTTGTTTGATCTTTTTGATGCCAAGATTTGGTTCTGCTCTTCTAATCTGAAATTATTCCAAGTGAAGGTCGGGTCAACAATCTCTTTATACATTTCTAAAATCTCATTATGAGAGATCAGACCTGGGTTCGTCAAATTCACTGGACCACACATTTTTATTCGTGCAAGTCTCACCATAATTGGTATCATATCATTGAGTACTGTCATTGAATTAGGGATTGAACATATCTTTTGATAGGTCGTGATTTTTGTAATGAAGTTTCTCTCATTGACTTCATCTGTTATCGGCATTCTAATACGCAAGTTGAGAACTGTATCTTCAAAAACTTGATTATTCATTAGTTGATCTGTGTATCCCTTAACGATTGAATAACCTGAACCAAAAAAATTTGGTTTACTTTGCTCAGTGTATCCATTAACTTCTTGGCCAAATGGATGCTCTTCATCGTATTCAAAAATACATCCTGTCCCTAAATAAGTGAAATGAAGTCCACGTTCTTTGCATAAGAGTGCCAAATTCAATGGGGAATACAAATTATCATTGAGATTGTCCACAAGTTTTCCTGGCATTTCCAAATAATCTATGGTGGTGATTTTTTGCCCTTCATAAGTGCCATGTGTACGACCAATGAAACTCATAATATGTGTGATTTGTGGGTTGGCATTGAGTTCTTGGATAATGGATTCATTATCTCCAGCTCTTGCTCTTGCCTTTATAAATGGAATTCCTTGGATAGAGAGATAATTTATAACTTGATTGCCGATCCAGCCATTTGCGCCAAAAATGAGAAAAGTATTTGATGTTGACATATGAAGTATAATCTAATTTATCTTTAAATTAAATTATACAAAATTAGATTTATTTAATTTGTTTTCGTATGAAATGTATATATAAAAATGAATAAATCTTACACAACCCGCTCAGTTGGAATATTCTAACCCATTGCATCTAAATTTATTATCTCTACTTCACGATTTGATTGAAATAAAAATTTACAAAATTTGAACCAATAAAACCACAACATCCGGTAACTAACAACTTCATAA